GTTCGCAATCCCGAATGGGGGCCACCGTCATAAAGCAGTCGCCGCCAAAATGAAGGCCGAGGGCGTCAAGAGTGGCGTTCCGGATGTGTGCTTGCCGTGTAGTGGTGGAGCTATTGAAACATATGGATATCACAGAATTTACAGAGATTACCATGCACTCTATATCGAGATGAAGGTCGGCAAGAACAAGCCCACCGCCAACCAGGAACACTGGATTGATGGCCTGCGAGAAATGAGAAACCGCGTCGAAGTCTGCTATTCGGCAGATGAGGCGTGGAATGTGATATTAGACTATTTAGGATACGAAAGGAGATAAATCATGCAAGAGTATAACAGAAATGACGAGTTAGTTAATACAGCTATGGCCGAAAGCGCCGAAGAACTAATCAAGGCGCGAGCAAATCAGGCCATCGGTCATGTTGTGATTGGTAACCTTCCTTGTCGTGGTGAGATCGTTACCATTCACGGACTGAAATTCAAGGTGCTGTCTAAATCAGACAAGCGCGGCACCCTGCACCTGGAAATATTGAAACCAGAAAGGAAAACGAAATGAGAAACAAAATCATGGAACACGTCTTATTATTAGTCATCGTAGCATCATTCCTGCTATCGTCATGCGCCACTGGAGTTATCGACCTGAAAGACCCGGTCGTTATGTCCGAACTGATGAACGCCGCACAGGGGGCGACGTATTGGGTCAAAGGCGGCAGCGTCATCGCCACAGGAAATAGTGTTTGGGGGCATTGGGCGGCGCAGATCACAGCCGGACGCATCGAGACGCTTGGCAAGGTCACGGCGCAAGAGGCGGCCATGATCCGTGAGGCGGTCTCAGGTAGTCCTGGCTGGATGCGAGTTACGTGGATGGCGCTTGGGAAGTCACTGCAGGACATGATTACGTCCAGAATATACGGGACTAATCCTATCAGGATGGGCGCTCTGAACGGGCTGATACTCCTGCCCGCCGTGACAGTGGAGGATATCATGCGGTACACACAGCCGGGGATGGTGGTGCAGTGATGGACGCCGTACTGGTGGTCGTGTGTGTTGTCGTGATTTTGCTCTTATTATGTGGATGTGCAGGTGGTGGATTATGCTAACCAAACTCCTTGACATCCTGCACCTGCCGCTAATCATCATGGCGTGGTGGCTCTCCGAATTGCAACACGGGCGCAATCCCTGGAGGCGGCGACATGACCGATAAAATCAACCACCACACCCTGCACGCCGAACTGTGGCGCAAGTCATGGCGTTATCGTGTCATGTGGATATTGCTATGGCCTCGTTACCAGGTCGAGCAGCTGATTATCAGGTGGAGGATATGACCGAATCCCGCCCGACCTACAGCACAGATAACGACCTGAGGGAGTTTATGCTGATACTCAAGCGCGCCCTGCTGATGGTCGTGGCGTGGATCGATAAAAAATACGGAGGTATTACTTGAATTAATGTCCTAAGTATGCTACAATGACACTAATCGAATAAACCGCAGCCCGCCAGAATTGGCCGCCTGCACCTGAAAAGGAACCGCGCAATTGCCCCGTACCTCGTGTACGGGGCTTTTTTGTTATCTAACTGGAGGATATGAAAATGAATTTTGACGAAAGTGTACTCTATCTAATCTCAGTCGTGGCTGGTTTCGCCGGCATGCCGATTATCAGCCTCATCAAGAGCATCTTTGACGTGGACGGCGGCAAGGCTCTCGTTATCGCTACCCTGTCAAGCCTGGTACTGGCATTTGTGTCAGTATTCATTAGCGGCGGGCTGGCTGGTCAAGCGTTGACGCTGGAGGCCGTTATCAACTCGGTCGGTGTTGTGTTTGGAGTGGCTACAATCTTTTACAAGGCACTGCAAGCTGATAAATAGTGGACGCCCCGCAGTTTGCCTCTCTAATCCTGGCCGCTATCTGCATGGGTATGCTGACAGTCATCATCTGGCGCGTACCCTGTCAGTGGCGGCGACAAGTCCCGGCGATCACCTACCTGGCGCACGTCCTAATATTTTACGGCGTGCGCTGGTGTGTCGGGATTAATGGGGTTAGTTACTCGGATTGGTCGCAGTGGCTGAGAGTGCATGCCCTAATCTATGTGTCTCTTGAGCTGTTTTGGAGATTGTACACATGGAAACCGGCACGATAATCGCCATCATTGGCGCAGCAGTTGGGGCTATATCGGGCATAGGCGCACTGATACAGCAATCTAAACGGGATAGGGTATCAAACGACACGAGTTTATCAACGGCGACACTGGCATTGTTGAAACCCTACCAGGACGAGGTGGACAAGTTGCGAAAAGAGATCGAACCACTGAAACAGCGAATAACCGAGTTGGAGATCAAGCTTGATGAAGTCATCGAAGGGGCTCACCGGCTGGCGATGCAGATCCGCAAGAACGGAGATGAGCCGGTCTGGGAGCCGCCCACGTATGAGGTAAGGAAACCGTGAACCTATCACTGCCCTTCTCCGGTCAATACCCAGTGACGCAGAACTTCGGCGAACATCCCGAATGGTATGCTGGCTTCGGCCTACCTGCCCATAACGGAATTGATTACGGCATTCCGGTGGGTACGCCTATCCTGGCCGCCGCTGATGGTGTGGTGATTGGGTATGGCAACGATGAGCAGGGATATGGCATCTATGTCAAGATCGACCACGACACGCATTACACGCTGTACGCTCACCTGTCTAGCAATCGGGAAGTGTGGACGGGGCGCACGGTCAAGGCAGGCGACAAGATTGGCGTATCCGGCAACACTGGCAATTCGACCGCCCCGCATCTGCACTTTGGGCTGAGGCGCAACGACTACCCGGATAACGACCCCTGGAGAGGCTGGATTGACCCTGAACCGTATTTTGTGGACGCTGATGATCCCGACCTACCCGAAGCAGATGACCCCGCAGGCTATGGCCGTGTAATGGCTCGTAATGGTCTCAACGTGCGCAACGGTGCAGGTATCAGGTACAAACAGGTATCACGCCTACCCTATGGACTGACAATAGGCTACTACGGCATGATCGAGGATGGCGGCGATATCTGGTTAGACCTCGGCGCAGGCATGTACTGCGCATCAGTGTATGAGGATGATGTATTGGTGGAGGTGCAGTCGTGACTGACCCCCTGCTGACCTATGCCTTCCTGATGGCTTGCCTCGCTATCGTGGCTTATACGTTGTGGAGGATGCGGTGAGCGAGGTCAAGGCGGTGGAGTTTGAGGCGCAATTGACCAGGGTGCAGACTTTGGCAGATGGGACAATCCGTTGGGTGGTGGACTTCAGCGAGACCAGCCAGGAACAAGGCATCGAAGGCGCAAGGCACGTTCCTGGAATTATCAAGGGCGCAATTGTGTTTGAGGATTGAAAACCTGTTAGCAGGCAAAATATCAGGATATGAGAAACGATAGCGGACAGTTTGTAAAGGGCAAGACGGGAAATCCGGCAGGGCGTCCTAAAAAGGAACGCGAGCTTCGCTATTACGAAATCATGCAGAGCAAATGCACGTTCAAGGAATGGGGTGATATCTGCCAAAAAGCAGTAGACCAGGCTAAACGAGGCGACACATCCGCAAGAAAATTTTTAGCGGATTATTTACTTGGGCCTCCGGTGCAGAGGTTGGACGTAGACCACAGTGGAGAGATCACAACGAAAGTGACAGATGCAGAATACAATCGAGCAATATCTACACTCGCTAATGCTATCCGAAAAAGCGTACCTGATGAGGGTACAGGATCGGACGGCGTTATGGATACCACAGAGTAGACCGCAATGGGAAGCGTTGTTGTCACGTGCGGACGAACTCTTTTACGGCGGAGCAGCAGGCGGCGGAAAGACCTCGCTTGTCATCGGGCTGGCGGTAGAGTGTCACAAGCACAGCGCAATCTTTCGGCGAGTGTACCCGAACCTGAAAGAGATTATCAGGAATTGCCGGGAGCTTATCCAGGATGTTGCTAATGAGAACAAATCGGATAAAACATGGACGTTTCCAGATGGCCGTACCATCGAGTTTGGAGCGGTGCAGTATGAGGACAGCAAATCAGACTGGCAGGGGAGGCCGCACGACTTGAAAGCCTTTGACGAACTGCCAGAGTTTACCGAAAGTCAGTATGAGTTTATCTGCGGCTGGAATCGCACGACTGACCCTGGGCAACGCGTGCGGGTAGTCGCAACAGGCAACCCGCCGCTTGACGAGGCTGGCTCATGGATTATACGCAGGTGGGGCGCATGGCTGGACGATATGCACCCCAACCCGGCGAAACCCGGAGAGTTGCGCTGGTATGCCACCGTTGATGGCGAGGAACGAGAATTTACAAGCGGCGAGAGTTTCGAGGCTGGCGGCGAGATCATCCACCCACGCAGCCGGACATTTATCCCGGCACGCTTAGAGGATAACCCATACTACTCACAGGATAACCGGTATAGAGCAGTACTGCAATCACTACCAGAGCCTCTCAGATCACAACTGCTAAACGGCGACTTCAAAGCGGCTGCACAGGCTGACCCCTTCCAGGTCATACCGACTGAGTGGGTACGCATGGCGCAACGGCGATGGATGGAGCGAGAGCAGCCAACAGGCGCAAAGCTGACCGCCGCCGGACTTGACCCGTCAAGAGGCGGCAGCGATAACACCAGCCTATCAAAACGATATGATAACTGGTTTGCTGAGTTGATATTCTGGCCTGGAACAGTCGCTAATGATGGCCCAACCGTCGCCGCCCTGGTGCGTAACACACTGAAAGACGAAGACCCAGGCGCATTATACGTTGACGTGGTTGGTATCGGCTCATCGGTCTATGACAGTCTCAAACCGATGTACGGCAATGTTATCCCGGTCAATGCGGCCGGCGCATCTAATTATCGTGATCGTTCTGGAAAACTGAAGATGCGTAACATCAGAGCGGAGTATTACTGGCGCATGAGAGATGCGCTCGACCCGGTCTATGGTGATGATATCGCATTGCCGCCTGGGAATGAGATTGTTGCTGATCTGTGCGCAGCCAGATATAAACTGACCACCGCAGGTGTGCAGATCGAGGCCAAAGAGGATATTAAATCCAGATTGGGGCGCAGCCCGGATAAAGGCGAAAGTATTTTACTGGCGAATTACAGCGGCATGACGGGCAGCCTGATTGACTTTGCGTGAGAGGAAACAAACTATGGGCATCATACAAAATGCACTCAACAGAATAGGATATATCAACCGGCGCGAAGTCGTGGACATCATGAAAGCATCCGGTAATCAGTGGCCCGGCTGGGCGTTGGCTGATGCAGGCGTGGAGAAGTGGAGTATACCGGATTACAGTCTATACCGCAACCAGGCGGAGTTATACCGCCGTCTATCCTGGGTACATACCGCCGTCAAGATGACCGCACAGACCGCCGCGCCGACCGTGTTGAATGTCAAGAAACGGGCAGGCGAGGAGTTAGAGGATATTCAGAACCACCCACTTGAGATGCTGTTGCAACGTCCCAACCCGCTGCACAGTCGTTTTGAGTTCCTGGAGGCGACCGTCGCAGGGTTGAAGCTGACCGGCAACGCTTATTGGTGGTTGAACCGTACCAGCGAGAACAGTCCACCGTCAGAGCTGTGGATTATCGAGAGCAATCAGATTGTACCTGTGCCGGATGAGCGGCAATTCCTACGCGGTTATCTGTATGACCCTGGCAACGGGCAGCCAATTGCCCTGAACCCCTGGGAGATTGTGCATTTCAAAACGTATAACCCGTTCAGCCAGTTCGTGGGACTATCGGCTATCGAAGCATTTGCAGTCCAGGCGGCGGGCGACATCGAAGCGGCAAAATGGAATACAAAGCTATTCGGCGAGAACAACGGACGGCTACCCGGCATCCTGGCGTTTGCCGATGCGATCAATGATACCGACTGGAAAAAGCTACTTGACCAGGTCGCAGACGCCAGCGCAAAACGGAATTACATGATGCTACGTGGTACGGGTGCGGGTGATGTCAAGTGGATGCAGGCCGCCGCCACACAAAAAGAAATGGAGTTCCTTGCAGGTCGTGAGTTCACTCGTGATGAGATATTCGGCGTCATGGCCCCCGGATTGGCGTCCATGCTGGCAGTCAACAGTACCGAGGCCAGCAGCAAGACCGGCAAGGCGACATTCCTGGAGTTCACAGTCTACCCGATGCTGACCAGTATTGGTGACAAGATCACCAACAACCTGTTACCCGTCTACGGCGATAACCTGATGGCAGAGTTTGAGGATGTGCGCCAGATTGACCGGGTGCTGGAGATTAGCGAGACAGCCGAATACTCACGATACCACACCGTTGATGAGGTACGCAGGCGGCGATACGGTAGCGACCCGATAGGCGACGAGCGCGGCCTACTGTTACCGTCAGAGGTTGGCGCCGGCGTCCCGGTTGAGGGAGAGTTACTCTCAACAGAGATGCAACCGGCAAACGAACCAGATGACCGCGACAACGTAGATACCGCCGCCCGTGCAGAGTTGGGCGCATGGTATCAATTCACACTGGAACGCGGCGCAAAGTTGGGACGATCATACCGCTGCAAACACATCGACCCGGACGAACAGCGGATAATCAGGGACGCGTTGAAGGACGCCAACACAAAGGCCGATATAGCCGCCATATTCCGGCAACCCATGAAACCGATAGACGATATCCCGGCGTTGGTCAATGCGTTGACTGAGGCGGTATCAGTGATGAGAGGACAGGTGGAGTGATGGGTGCTATATCCGGTAAAAATCCCTGGGCTGGTGAATTGTGCAGGGCGTTTGGGGTAGACCCTGAAAAAGTTTTACGCCTAAGATTAGACGTAGAACCCAATAAAGCCATTACGGTTACGGTCGAGATGTATGTCGATGGCATGAACAGAGACATCATAAAGACCATAAAAAAAGTCGCATGGATTGACGATCAAGTTGATGCGTCGGTGACGATAGGATAAACGGATGAATTACCAGGCCGACCGCCTCATATGGCGCAGTATCGCCCAATTGCAGTCCTACGGTATCGCCGTACCGGATGCAATCAAGGCACGAGACCCTAGAGAACCGCATCTTGAGGAGAAGATGATATTCGAGACGCGCATCATCCGGGCGATATCAAAGCATTTCAGGCAGCAGCGGAAGGAGGTCATCAGCTATCTTGAGACCGCCTACCCTGGGCGCAAGGTGGATATAGCCCTACCCTATGACCTGTTATTGTATGACGGCAGCGAGGATGCACTAGCGGAACTCATCCGCATATTCACCGCCGCCGCTAATGATGGCGTACTGATGTTCTCAGAGTTGGTCAGGCCAGCCATTGACCTGACCGGCGTCAATGCAGAAGCGGCCCGGATAGCCGCAACTGAGGCAGGGCGATTAGTAGAACAATTGGACGAGACCACCACGAAGGCGCTTAGGAAAACACTGACACAGTTTGTAGAAAATCCTGGGATGACCGTTGGCGATGTAATTGGCTCATTGAAATACACACTTGGCCCAGATCGAGCCTTGACCGTTGCGGTAACTGAGATCACCAACGTCTACGCTAAAGCCACACAGATAGCAGGCGAGGAGTTAGCGCATCTCCACCCTGGCGTACCGGTTGTCAAAATCTGGTACACAAACCGGGATGATCGGGTTTGTCCGGTATGCGGCCCGCTGGAAGGTAAAGAGGTAGGTATCAACGAATACTTTGATGGCAACATCTACAACCCGCCAGCGCACACAAGATGCAGATGCTGGACACAGACTACAACGAGGATCGGCGATGAGTGACGTACTCGAAATCAAGTTAGAGAACCTTGATAAAATCGTCGCCGCCTTTGTGCGTTTTCCGCGTACCGTTGCGGGAAACCTGCAAGCCGCTGGACGTGAAGCCGGGGCGCTGGTCATTGGGCAGGAGGGGTTGCAGAAGTACCCGTCTATGACAGACGCCAACATGCCGCCCTACCCGTACTATGAGCGCGGTAAAGGCACGTGGACAAGCCCGAATAATAATACCGGCTCATCAGAGCGGTACGGGACACAGTTCACGATCAGCGCGCAGCCGTACATAACCAGCATTGGCAACCGTGCGACTTATGCGCCCTACCTGGGCGGCGCAAAGCAGGCGCAGGCGATGGCAAAGATCGGATGGCGCAAACTGTACGACGTTGCCAAAGAGAGACTAGGTGAGATCACCAGGATATATCAGCGATGGGTTGATAAAACCATCCGGGAGGTAGGATTGTGAAATCAAAGACCAGTAAAGCGCAAACGAAACCAGACCCAAATCACGACGCTATCTGCGGCATCGACCGCTACGAGCATAGCGGCACGCGTGGACTATTGACCGTCAAGATGGCATTATTGTACCGAGAGCATGACAAGCCGTTCGGCGTGGATAATATCAGCGGCATCCTGGCGCATGGCGCACGGGTCAAGGTTATCAAGGATATCAAGGCTCACTGTCTGATTGAGGAGTTACACCCACCCGATGACCAGTTGCCCCAACGCGGCTGGATACGCCGCCCATTGTTAGAGCGGCGCGGGTTGGAAGTCGCCGGGCAGAAGGCAATCGAGAAATGACCGAACGTGAGATTATGTTAGCGTTGGCTGGCAGCCTGACTAAGCTGATGGATGATAGTCAATTCTGGGCGGGCATGGGTCGGGTCGCCGCCGGTATCGTCTCGCAGAATATGGATTTAATCAAGCGCGGCATAAAACAACTTGTAAAGTCGATTGAAATAGTATATAATTAGAACAAGTTAGCTATATGCGCCACCCGTCAGGGTCTCGCAAAAATCACAGGATGCCCGTCTAACGCCCATCTATCAAGGATGGGCGTTTTCGTGTTTAAGATCAACGTAATCAAAGCGGATAACGGAGAATGGCAGCTAGACGTTTTAGCTGTACCTTTCGGTGGGCATGCTAATGGGCGCGATAGCCAGGGGGAATATTTCAGCAAGCGCACCGCCCTATATGATGACCAACTCGACCCCTTGATTGTCTACTATCACGGCTTAGGTCCAGACGGTCAACCGATGGGCGAACCAGAGATTATTGGCAAGGCGATATCTCACGAAGTGCGCGAGGATGGCGTCTGGTATCGTGTGGCCCTGAACGCAGTTAGCGAGATGGCGAAGCGTGTCTGGGAGGCCGCCAAAGAGGGGTTAGCGAAAGCATCATCTGGCAGTATCGCCCACCTGGTACGCACTGCCGCCAATGGGGAAATACTCAACTGGCCACTGGCTGAAATCAGCCTATTCGACACCGGCGAGGGACGCCAGCCCGCAAACCAATATGCCGTAGCGTTGCCCGCTATGCGCTCAATGTATCAGTCCGCAGGTATCAACCTGCCTGAATTTGTAACCAACATCCAGGAAGACGAAGCCGACCCGAAGCCAGCCGATACGCTGCCGGA